AGGGTATCCAATCTGTAGAGAAATTAGGGTTTTTTTCAACACCCAACCTACAATCCAAATTGCGGAGTTTAGCAAGATTTTAACTTGCGTAGATCGTTTATATGAGATTTTGCATATTTACGGTCTAAAACGACCTGAGTCTGTCCTCTCCAGAAAAAACTTTTTTTGCGAAGATAAGACTTATGAAAGGACGTACTGGAAAAGAAGATCAAAGTTTACAATTGATCTCGCCGGTTTCGTACAATTAAATGGCCCTGGGTCCTGGGTTACAATCCTAAAATTTAAAACAGCCGCTTTTTTTAGCTTCTATCATAATCAGGATTGCCCTAGCCCGCCAGATGTTTCGATGAGGCACAAGGAGGATACTAACTTGTTTTTGAGTTCTGTCCTTATTGGTGGCCACACCCATCGTTGGTTTCGGCGTTTGTACGACTGTGATCTAAAGAACTTCAAGTCTTGCGCTTGGTCCCTTTTGCACAGTATTCTCCATTTTAAAAAAGGTTCACCTAAAGTATCAGAAAGTCTGGTTGACGCAGCTGTAAAAAAGGCTGTTGTTAAACTGACTAGTGAACCGAACCCATCTATCGAATTTGATATCGATGCCGAAATTTATGGCAGATCCAATTTTAAATTGATTGGTTATGATTGGGAGGAGAAATCCGGTTTCTTACCTGAAAAACTCACTATTACTAAAGACCTCATTAAGGCACAACTTAAAAGAACAGTTGTTGAGTTATTCAAGGATAAGAGTTTGACTTACAAAGATGTTGTTCAACCCTATTTCCCATCCACACGTGCGAATGTAACGCATAGTCGTGCTTGTGGGGGACAGGTTGGATCGCTCCGAGGTTACTGGCAAAGTATGAGAGAAGGGTTCAATACCCCTGAATTTCGTGCAGTTCCTGTCAGTTTACGACATCGTCTCGCCGACTTTAGAAGTTCGGGGACGAAGGAGGAGCAGGATCGCTTAGACCAGGACTGGCAATTATATTTAGCTGACTGGAGTAGCGTTGAAGAACAAGTCAAAGAGACAATTGGTGCGACTATTGACACCACACCTATTGAAAAGGCATACGAGGAACTCTATTGGAGAGTTTGGAAAGATGCTAAGGAGGAGATACCCTATGTTAGGGCAGTTGGTTTACCTGAACCTTTTAAAGTTCGAGTGATCAGTAAAGGCCCCCCTCTTAAGTATTTTTGTCTTAAACCAATTCAAAAGTGGTTGTGGAAGATATTAAAATCTAACCCTATTTTCGAACTTATAGGAAAACCGGATGATGAGCCACTGATCAATAGGCTCTTCGGTAAGCTTCCCGATGATTTTATAATCGTCTCAGGGGACTATAAAGCTTCGACTGACAACCTTCACTCTTGGATTTCAGAATGTATTAATGAGGCTTTAGCCCCAATTCTGAAAAATAATTTTCCTGTTGAGGAATTGGAACTCCTCCCCGAGAATTATTTTTTGGATTTGTCTGAAATGATTAAGGTTTGTCTTACGGGTCATATTTTTGAGAACTCCTCGAAAGACTCATCTGAGAATAAGGGTTTACCCCGAATTCGTACGTCAGATGGGAAGATACATCCAACTCTCCCCCAAAAGGAGGGTCAGCTTATGGGTTCTATAATATCTTTCCCTTTTCTATGTATCGCAAATGCGGCGCTCTGTAGATTTGCTATGGAAATCGCTAATCACAAAATCTATAAATTGGATTCTAAAATACGTTTACGTGTTAATGGAGACGATTGTATATTTTCTGGTCATCGCGATCGAATCAGATCAACTTGGGAAAAAATTACATCCTTCGGGGGACTTGAGTCCTCGGTGGGAAAAACTTACTTCTCGAGAGATTTTTGCGTCATTGATTCAAAACTTTACGATATGAAGCCTTACGGTTTGGGATGGGTTGAAAGGCCTTTCCTGAATTGTGGGCTTCTTTATGGACAGTCAAAGTCAGGGTTTAAGAGAGGTAAAACTCTCGCGAACATTGGTTGTGTCCATCGTGAGCTTTTGCGTACATGTCCTCCACATTGCAAACAAGCCGCAGATGCAGCTTTCCTTCGAATCCACAGTGAACTCCTTCACTCAATGGACGAATACCATGCGAAATGGTTCTTGCCTGAATGGTTAGGCGGCCTCGGCCTTGACCCGACTTTTCATCCTGTATCGTTTCAGGATCGTGCATTATCGTTCTATGCGAGAAAGGAGATCGCGAATGGAGAAAATCCCTTCGGGAAACTACGTACC